AAAGCTTCTTCGTATTTTGCAATCCATTGTTTAAAGAAAAACGATTGGGGACTTGCCATCATTGTCGCGTTGCAAATAGTGTCAGCACATTGAAAACCTAACACCGCTTCCTCGTTCCTAAAAACCGAGGATGGTTTAACGGTGACCGTGTCAATATCTAAGTAATGCCCACCCTCGTTTAATAAAAGGTCCATCCTTATCTTATCCCCGGCATGAGCGTATTTTTTAATAGGTTTTTTTCCGATGTGGGTAGGCAACTCAATAGTATTTAAGGTAACTAATTCTTTTGTTTTATCCCACCAAGGTCCTCGTGGTTCGTAGTGGTAATGCAATACAATTTCACAATCGGGGTTATGTTTTTTAGCCGTTGCCACGGCATTATAAAAGACCCACCAAAAAGTCCCGGTATTCGTAGGCTTCAAGCCATATACAAAATGTATAAGTTTAGGTATCATTCCTATGTTCCCACGGAAAGTCTACGCTAGGTATAGGCACGGATAAAAACGGACAAAGTTTTTCCCACCCCTCACCTTCGCAAATATTTAAGTTTAATAATTTGCCGGGCTTGTCTCTAAAGTAATCTCGGACCAAAGAATCATGAGCGGAAGCTCTAGCTATAATCTTAGACCTAGGCGGAACCCATACTTTACCGGTTTTAAAATGAGGCTTTTGGTGTGCTTTAATATCACTATCAGCTAGGGCATTGTAATCACGGGTAGTAAGTACAAACTTAGACTCAGGAAATAATTGGTCTAACTGCCGATAAAAGAAAAACCAAGGGGAGTCCGTGCCACCATCTAGACGATACGCTTCTTGCTCTATTGTATTCCGGTGGTCAGAGTATAACTTATCGATGCTTTCTAAATCCCACGGCTTTTCGTATTCACTCGTTACTTCGCCCCAATAATGCTTGCGAACATTTAAGCCAAGTAGCTCTAATGACCTACCTAAACTTGTCGTGCCGGTTTTCCAAACTCCAATCCCCCATACTTTCATTTGATGTAATCCTTAATTTTTAAAGAGCGTGGTATCTCTCTCCAATCGGTTTTGACGGTTACTCTGCTTTTGTCAGTATACCAATGTAAATAGTTTAGGAACTGACCATCGTGATATAAATTACCATTCTTTAATTGTACTTTATTTTTATTCACATATTGCAAATCCGTTGAGTAAACTTGAGTTCTATTTTTGAAAGTGTCCACTAAGACGGTGGGTACTAAATGCTCGTCAATGTAGCGGTTGACCGGCTCTTTTATTAGCCGTTTAGCGGTAGGCAATTTTTCAAGCAAAAGCCTAGAACGATGATCATTACGCATCATTACGAAGTGACCGGAAGCATACCACAAACCTAAAGGACTCTCGGACTGAACTAATGACATCTCTAGCCGTTTATGTGCATTGCAAAATAAATCGGGTGTACCGTTACCCGGCCTTGGGAATGGTTCAAATGTTCCGTAAATTACATCTAAATCTCCCCAACCCCAATAATCGTACTTAGATATTTCTTCTTCGAACATCTGCCCATAGATGACTCTGAGGTCGCAAAGCTTGTAATAAAAACGGCTTGTTATTTTTTCACCGATTACTTCTTCTGCTCGCTCAAAAATTGAGTCAATTTTAGTCTTTTTAACTATTACATTTGAGGGTACATCTTCTAAGTCATCGTCCGTATATAGTAAAACATCAAACGGTTGGTAACGCACCGTTGCCAAAAATAACGGTAAGTAGTTACAAGTAGATAAGTTCCCGAAGTGTGGGATTATTAAAACGGCGTTGTTCATATACTCTGAAAAAACTCTCTAATTTTTATAGGTATGTGGGGCCAAATAATATCTTTTAACAAGTCATACCCTCTCTGTAACCCCGGGTCAGCGTGGCTATATGTATTAGTGTCGCAATGAAGATGTACGCTTTTGACTCCGTGCCAATTTATATAAGGCTCCTCTAAAGAAAGAACCCCCGAGTTCCATTTTTTAGGGAATCTCCAAAAGCCTAAGTTATGGGTGCGGTTAAAAAGAAAGGCATCGAAATGCTCTAACAAATAAATCATACCTTGTTGCTCATAGAAAGCTGACTTAGTAAGGTAGATATCTCTCCACGCTTGGGCGAAGTCACTAGACCGTGTCCACAAGTACCCCGCATTTATACAACCATATTTTTTATTCTGTGCTACTTTATCCTCTACATGGAAATGTGGGCTGAGTATTAACTCCATGGATGTGTCAATGTCTTCATCTAAATTTTTTAGTACAACTATATCCGCATCTAAAAAGAGTGTGTCTCCACATTCCTTAACGGCCGTTTCTATTATATCCATTTTAGTCAATATAATAGAAGCCGAGTGGAAATCGTTTTCTTTAACCACATGGCTAACTAACTTTTCTTTACTAGCTAAACGCTCCGGCTCTAAGCCTAAAATACAACGGACATCTCCCAACGGTAACCTAGCTAAAAAAACTTGGGTGGCTTGGTCGCACATTACAAATACCGGGCAGTCATAAAACTGCCGGACACTTTTAATCATTAAGGCCACTTCCCGTTTTGCCCGGTCGTTGGCCACAACCGAGAATGAACCTATCATATATTTCTCTGTGTGGTTACCCTACTCACTCCAAGTGAGCGGGGTGGATAAGTTACTACGGGGATTCTGTTTTGCCCTTCGACTCTTTCAAATCGATCCAAGGCTTCTTGCATATGCTCATCTCCCTTCCTCTCCTCTGCCATGCTCTTCTCGTTCTGTCCATCTGCACGATAATGGTCTGCCATGGTATAAGATAACAACATCCATTCCATGAACGCGGGTATATCAGTTCGGCCTTCCCCGGAGAAGTAACCGTTACTATAGTCATCTTCGGGGACTTTTGAACCTACTACAAAAACAGAGAGTGCCCTAGTTCCTTTCGGTAAAACTATATGCCCATCAATTAAAGTATATTCATATCTTTCGGTAACTCTTTGCTCGTATGGGTTAGTATCAAATACCCCAAAAACATCGTACAAATTATCAGCGTTGTCGATCCGTACCGCTTTGTCTGCTTTGACGGTTTCGTTTTCTATTGCTTGCAAAGTTTTTTCGACTACCACCGTTAAGTCAGGCCACTTGTGCTTGACCCATATTTGTTTGATGCGATGGTTTAACGAGTTATTAAAGTCTACCTTTTCGTGATCTAATAAAGTATCCACCCCACGCATCGAGGTGTACTTAGATAATAAATCTTGGTAGGTGATTGTCCTCACAACTTCGCTTCCGGATTCTTTTTAAGATAATCTTTTCGGTACTCGGGATCACTCATACAACCGGGTCTTTCCGCTTCATGCCTAAACCATGTACGGGCATCATATACCGCTACCGGTTTAAATGAATCGGACCCCGTATTCTCAGCTTGTTTCCTAGCTTGAAGTTGGCGTTTCATGTAACCCGCCTTCTCCCCTTGGATTACTTTTGCAGTTTGGTCATGTAAATCACGGGCGACTTCTCCGCTCGATCTACGCTTACTTGACCCTTTTACGATTATGTTTAAAGGCATGGCCGTACTATACACTTTTTAGCATTATCATTAGACCAAAGAAAAAGGGACGGCCTACCCCAAGACCGTCCCTCAAATGGTAACTGACTACCAAATTTTACTACGGGGTAATTGAACCAATAGCTTTTGCGTTAAGTACGCAAGTAGTGCCGGTAAAGGTTACATAACCCCTTTTACCACCACCTCCGATATCATCGAGATCGACTGCGGTTACTCCGTCCATTACCTTCAAGGAAACGGTATCGTCTCCGGGAAGAAGGAACGCACTTTTACGAACCAAAGCATTTGGATTCGCACGGGTTCTTTGAAGAAACAAAGCAGGAATCACACTTATAACCCCGTAGTCCGATTTGTACTCTACGACTGACAAGGATATAGAAGCTCCACCGCTTACTTGTTGGTTGAAACGAGTTGCCCCTGAGTTGGTGCGGGTGAAATCTGAGATGGCATTAATGATATCCGGTCCGGCGAAAAGCCTATAGTTGTTCTTAATTCCGGATGCTTCATAAACTGCTTGTAACATTGCACGGAAGTTTGCACCACCGGAGTTCTCAAGGAGTGTATTGCTTCCCATTGTGATACGACTTCCGGCTACGGGGCGGTAAGCAGAAGCTTGACCGTTAAGTCCGTTTGCGTTCCAAATCGTACCGGCTCCGTTATTGGGATTAGACCATGCACCAAGGCCGGCTGACATATCGCCCAAGGTAGCAGTAGCAGATGCACCGGCTTCATTAGAGCCGATCATCACTTCGATGCTTCTCTTGAGTTCTAAAGTAGCCTTTGCTTTTGCTTCAGCGTAGGGTGATGCCAAACCCGCTACCGCGATACGCTCACTCAAGGGAGAGACCGTAAAGCCGGAACGAAGTTGTTGGATTCGATTCCCTGCACGAACTTTATTATTAAATTTAAACTCAAAGTCTCCATCCCCTGTTTGACCGGGTGCCCCGGTAGAAGTTGTACCTCCGGTGCTGAACACAAGGTCAGTACCATCGAGCACGGGTTGAATATTTGGAGCTCCAAGGTCATCTATATTCCACTCCGTAAGCATTGCATTAGGTGCACTACTTTGCGGTAGTAAAGAATATAATGGTGTTTCTTGTGGCTCAACTCGTTTGAGTTGGTCAGATAGGTCCTCTCTAGCCCCACGGGCTGAGTTCATGTTATATGCGGTTGCTTGTGCCATTTTATTTTTCCTCTGTATCTAAGAATTGACTGAATGTTTGTATGTCGACATTCCCATTTCCAAGGATAGAAGAACGATCTTTTCGTTTAGCCGGTCGAGGTGCGGTGGTCGGAGCTACTGCTTTAGGTGGCTTGGCTTTCTTAGGTGCCTTAGCTTTTTTAGCTAGACTAGCCCTATGCTCAACTGCCAAGAGACCTTCAGTTAGATAACCAAAAATCATTTCGGCGTTAGGCATCTGATGAATCAATTTTAACTCGGGCATATTCTTACCTTTTGTATACACCTCATTAAGCTTTGACTCATCGTCTCCCATCCACGGGAAATAGCTAGGTAGACTTGCGTCTACGCGAGATTTCATTTCAATATGTTTCTGACGCTCGGGTATCTGAATAGTTAGAGCTTCATCTGCTTGACGGAACACTTCATTGATCCGGTCCGCATCATACTCTTCCCCTTCGTGTTCAACATAATCCTTGCCTAGATGTTTCATTGCAAATTGCTTTGCTCTGATTGCCGTATCCTTAAACTTATTTAAACCCTCTAGTGTGTCTATATCACTCAAGTTATTAGTTTGGATTGCTTGCTCTTGCCGTTCTGCCTTAACTCTTACGAGTTCTTCTTCAGCATTCTTTGCCCGAGCAGTAAGCTTAGATATCTGACGAAGCATCTTCTGCTTCCCCTTATCTAACGGTTTTACATCTTCCTCCGTTTCCTCTTCTGACTGTGAAAGAACATCCTCCTCCTCATCGGATTCGGGAACTTCTTCCGTATCTTCATACTCTTCTTCTACTTCTTCAGTAGCCTCTAAGTTTTCCGATTCGGTTTCGGTTGGTTCGGCTTGTGGCTCAAATAATTGTGCCAAGTCCGGTTGCGTTTGATTTACTACCTCCGTTTGTGTCGGCTCGGTGGCATCCGCCGTTACGATTGTTTCATCCATTCTACTAAGATTTAAGGGATTAGTATGCCCATACTGCTCAGAATTGAGCCAACTACATCCATACCAAAATTTTTAAGCTACCTAGACCGTTTAAATTCAGTCCATGCTCCTTGGTATCTTTCGTACTTCCCACGGCTATCGGGAATATCCGGGTAAATCTTAATCGTTTTAGATGGTAAAACTTCTCTCGGGATAATATACCAAGCAGTGCCATTGCGATGGTCTGCATATCCCGCAAACATATCAAAGTTTTTGTTTACCCGTTTGTTCACCCCTACCCCAAGACTAAACATATACCGCCGGATACCCTTGTCTTGACATCCTTTAGTTCCTTTAATCTGTACTCGGTAGCTCTTTGCCCCGTCCATCACAACGACATCGTAAGGGAGATTGTCCCCCACCGTTTCGCATACTGCGAGCCCTCGCTTTAACGCTTCCGCAATAAAAAGTTGCTCGTAGTAAACTCCATCAGCTTTGTTTGAGTTTACCATCCGGGTAGTACGGCCCACCCAACTCAACCAAAATCTGATCCATCTGTTCGATCTTTCCGGCTAAGTTGGCCAATGCTTGAGTATTCTCTAACATCTCGGGCCGTTTAAATTCGTCCAACAAGTTTTCCCTGTTGTGAGTAAAATATTCTAAAATCGCTTTAAACTCGTCAGTATTCTTTAACGAGTCTATCGCAACTTCAACGGTCAATGGTTTATTTGCACTCATCCCATTGAAGCCGGGGGCATATTACCGGGGGCAGTCCCTAGCCTGCCAATCTGTGCGTTCTTTTGTTGCTCAACTATTTGTTGTAACTGACCCATGTATGTCTTCATCCGGGCTTGGAAAGCCTCGTCTTCTTGAAATCTCTTTTGGTTGTCTTGCCCGGGTATCTCTTCGGTACCTTGCAAGAAATTTTGAATCACTTGCATACGGAGTTGGGCGTTTGCATTTGGTGGTGCGTTTACAACCTGTCCGGAAGCGATCTTTGCGATATCTGCTGAAGTCTCTTCCTCTTCCTTTGCAACCGCAGTTTCTCTTGGGATGATTAAACGAGTTGCCAAATTTGGGTCCATTGACTCAACAAATATCCTAGCAAATTCACCGAAGTCTACTTGGCCATTGCGGTCGAACTGAGCTAATATAGCACCTAACTTCTCTAGCTTCATTGCTTGTTTCTCTTCGTCCGCATTAATGGTATTCCAAGTAAGATCGACATCATAACGGTTGCCGGTGGCATCCATGATAATCTCAGCACCTTGCTGATTGTTAGTTACCCGGAACCATATCTTATCATCCCCGTAAGCTTTCTGTAATCGCCAAACATGACTTATAACTTCTTTCCAACCTTTAAGCCATTTGTCCACCATATCTTGCGTATAAACATTTGCTCCAACTGCATCGGCTTGATCTGTAGGCCGTCCTGTCATCTTGTAACTTTGTTGGATCATGCTTTGCTCCACTTCGGTGGAGGCGGGATGTGGGCGAGGCGTTTCCATGTACCCGACCTCCCCACGCCTACGAACAGGGATTTTTGCCCCCGGGCCTATCGCACTAGGAACCCTACCCACCATATATTCAAGCGGGGGAACCGTACTTAAACTTGCTTGGTCACGGCGTGAGTCACGCTCCGTCTTGATACCATGCTCGTACCCACGAAGTAACTCAGGCCAACCTCTAGAGTCAAATAGTCTTTGGCTTATACTTTCCCGTGGAAAAGCAACAAATGGATAATGTGCCGGGTGTGTTTTTATTACTTGGTGAGTCGCGTATAAATCATCTTCTCCACGCTCCGTAAAACAAGTCATAGACATAACGGGTACACCGTTTTGGTCCACCTCCCGCCGGTATGCACAAACGATTTCAATCAGCCCGTCATAGTTTTGCAACATCTCGACATCTCGGGTCGGGAATATATGCGGGTGAGTTTGACGGACTGAGGGTTGGTCACCGGTAAAAACCTCGATAGCATTGTTGACGAACTCTTCGTCCCAACCATCTGAGTGGACTTTACCTTTTAATTCTTCCGGTGTAAAATAGTGCAGACAATATATACTACGGGCCGATTGTAGGTCCATTACATTAGAGTCAATTAATATGTCTCGGCCGAGTTCATATGTCTGCAAATATGGGCGGTTACAGATTATCTCATTTGCAGTAATCTCTACTGCTTCCCCATTGAAAGCTTGCTCGATCTTCTCAATCAGATCCGGGTCAGCTATATCGGGTTTATTATTCTGCATAATCTCAGAAGCAGTAACGAAGTCACCGCGTTCTACCGCTAAACTGATATCCGGGTCACGCATGATATCCATCATAGTCAACGGACGGTATACTTTTTGTACCTCCCGTTTCCAATAGATACCCAAAATCCCTAACCCTTTTTCTAAAATATGATTAGCTAATATCTCAGACTCTTTAGGTAGCTCGTCCATCTGAGCAAACATTAACCAACGAAGAAATTGCGTAACCAACGATGCGGATGCAATGTCATTAGATTCAACAGGCGAGGCTACCAAGTTACTTTTCTTCAAGGCACTCTTCAACATGGCAACAGATTGATTAATCAATCCGTCTGTATGAAATATTTCTAAATCACTAGCATTGTCCCACGGCCATGCATCTTCCCCATGCTTACGCCCGTCTTCCGATTTGTTTGGCCACAAGTTAAACCGAACATTCCTATTGTCATCTGCCCTCGTTATCCACCAACCTAGATCGTCACGGACCCGGTTAAAGTCATCTCTTAACTCTACAATGTCGGGCTCTTCTGCAAAGACCCGAGGTTTATGCTCGTATTCACTTGTCATGTTAACATTTCCATCTCTTTAGAGCTAATGCCTTGCGAGTCGGTTTACCGTTCGGTTTCTTCATAGGGCCCTTTACCCCCGACATCCTCGCACAAAAAGAACGCTTCCTCGGTCCACCTCCCGGTTGCGGTGCTTTTAACTTGGAACCGGTAGCCTTATTATATTTAGCACGGCCCTTTGCAGTTAATCCACCTTTACGGGATTTGTGTACACCCATCCGTAAGGACACGCTCTTTTTCTTTTTGGGCATTACTTCTTTTTAGGTATGTTTTTCATAGGCTTTACTTTACCTATCCCTTTTTTACCGTTCATTTTCGTTAATGTTTTTTTGTACTTCATCCCCGTTTTCTTGGGGGGTCGTCCAACTTTTGATCCGTATGTACCCTTACCGCTTGGCATTTTTCTTCCTCCTGATTGATGATGTTCGCTTACCCATACCTACCCGTTTCTTTTCTGCGACTACGGCACTCTTTCGTTTACCTACGCCCTTCCATGTCACGGGTGTCTTTTTAGAAACTCTTTTACTTGGCCTACACTTTTTTACCCCTTTTGTTTTGCTAGACCCACAAGCGTTACCTTTCTGATCAGTCCACTTTTCTTTGAACCATCTTTTTAGATTGGCTCCCGCTTGTGTCTTTCTTACCGCCATACCTTATCTACGAAAATTAATGCTATACCTAATATGATTAAGAACGATAGACTGAATACTTCTTCTAATGTCATTACTTCTTACCGGACCTTTTCTTCCGGCACTTAGCTATAGCCCCACTTGCATAAGCGGACGGGAATACTTTGTACCTAGCCTTAACTTTATGGTAGCAAGCATCCTTCTTAGACTTCGCTTTCTTTTTAGGCATCCGGCAAGTATACCGATTATTTTAAATTATTAGACCGGAACCTAAGTTTGCGTAAAGCATTAGTCTCAATCTTCTTAATGCTCATCGTATCGCACCCACAAAAGTCAGCGATCTCCTTATGCGAGTATTGAGGTATACTCCCCGTTTCTAAATGTGTTAACCCCGCTTCACACGACATTAACCTCAACATGATGTCTATTCTCTCCCCTCGTTCTCTCTGACTCTCATTCCATTTGGTACAAATCTTCTTCAACAAATCTAACTTTCACAACGCTCCGGGGTCTCGGTTTCACATCGATTCTTTTGATTACACGAACTAGCCGATCTCCCACTTGTGCCAAAATTAATCTTTCGTTGGGCACTAATTTTATTACCGTTGCGTCAAAAACCGTCTGAGTATTGAAGTCCTTCTTCCATCTCGTTACGGTCTTTCGACTTATATTCATTTGCTTTGCTACACTTGTCACGCTCTCGCCGGTTTGTAATAACAATGCTACTTTTTCTTTTACCTCGGGTTTGTGCTTATTAGCCATCAGTATCCTCCTGTTCCTGTTGCTACCATATCAGACTCATCATAATACTGATGATTCATGATACACGCATACCTCAAGCAGTCTATTGGGTCCTTGGCGGGATGCTTTAAATTTGAGTCAGCCGGCCAATTCTCCATGCATAGTATCAGATTCCGACAACGGGATGACACCATTAGACGGGGCTGATTACTTGCAGATAATTCTTTGCTTTGGTCCCATGCTAATAACGATTGAATAGATTGAACACCGGTCTCGATATCCAAAGCTTCCGCCGGGTGAACCACGATCCCGGCATCTGTTAAATCATCGATGTAGTTAGATGTCCCTTCTGCACTTGCATAACTTGCAGAACCTAGACGCGGGTCAATATATCTCATTACATTCCTACCCTCTTCCATATCTCTGATTACTTGGGCATAATCATTTATACCAAATCCATTAGACCTAGCACCCTCCCCGCTTTTCCCGTGGTCACCTGATGCCGGATCATACCAAACCCCTTCCTCATAGAAGCACGGATATTCGTCCACCACCCAATAAACCCCATGCGGATCGATCCCGATATGTAACATGAACCAAGGCTTGGCTCCTGCGGGATCAATAGAGGTGAGCCATATGGCCGGATTTGTGTCCGGGTCCTTTAAGATCGGAATGTCTTCCGGGTCCACTATGTTATTATCCGTGAATTTTGCGAACACCGTTTCAGCACTTTTGGTTGGGACTCCGTAGGCCCTACACAAGATTGTGTCCCTACTCTCACCCTGCAATTGCTTTTTCATATGTTCCCATCCCCCATACACATTCTCAGATGTGTGGAAGTATACTACCGAACTTGCCTTACGGAGCGGTTGTTGTACCAACGGGACCGGTTCATTGTCCAATAACTCCGCTTTACCCCACTTCGTAGTGGTGGCCCCGGCGAGTAAAGACTTTACCGTGGGGCTCCACCCTGTCACGGCGGTGAAGCTAATCAGCCCCTTAGAGCCCCTTGTAATTAGCCTATACCTCAATGTTTCCAACCAAGATAAAGGTATGAGTTCATCGGCCCAAAATCCTATGTTGTGTGTCCCTTCAGCGACACCCTGTTCCCATGTGGGAACTCCGATCTCCCCACCTTCAACCGTACTCAAATCTTGGGACCAATTTCTAAAAATGACTTGGCTTCCGTTTGGTAGTGAGAACTTCCCGGCCGTAAATCCGTTTCGGAGGCTAAACACCACATACCCGACTTTAGACCTACCTAAGTTCTTATACTCGGCCGGCAGATACTTGTATATCGCCTTTTGTTGTACTTGAATACTATTCTGCATATTTTCCGTTAGGCACCACACAATAGTATTAGGGTTATTAACCACACACTCTACTACACGCTTACTACAAATTTCTGTCTTTGATGCCCGGTTACCCCCCATAAGTAGAATCTCAGAGTGATCCGCTAGGGTGTCATCGAATAGTTTCCAATTGTCCGGCTCATGGCCATACCTAAATGGGTCATCCTTTTCTTTCTGTATAGCCTCTTCCCGTAACCGATGGAACTCTAGAAGCTTATCTTCGCCCATGCTAATCATCTCCGACTTTGACGGAATTGGCAACAGGGGGTGATTAGTCCAAGTCAACATAACGCACTATTGTGCATAATGTACACAAAAGTGGGACATTTGCAATTGTAAAATTTTTTTACATGAGCTAATCGATACGGGGGAGAGGGATGGGGGTAGCAAAGACCCCCCCCCTCCCCCCCGATAAGGAGGAAATCCGGCCAAAAAACAGGGCTAAAACGGATGTGCAATCAATTGTCTACCTAGTGTTTAAGCGGGTCCTAGCCGGTTGTCACAAGAAATTGTCGCTAAACTAGCGGGATTCCGGCCGGTGACGGGGCCATCCGGGCCGATATCTTGACCGGTCCCGGCTCCGGGGCCGTTCTACCTTTCAAAAAAGTTTTTTTAATGTGCACCGATGCCAACAGAAAAAATTCGAAAAACAATTTTGCCGGATAACCTACCTGCCAATCTAGAGGGGGCTGACATTTGCCCGAGCGTCTACACGGCGGACCAAATCTTTGACCGGGAGCCGGACAAATACGCCCGGATCGCTCAGAGCTTGG